AAACGATCGCTTCAGCCGCCTACGACAATTCCAGCCGAAGCTCCGTTGCCGAGCTTGTTGAATTCTTTGTTAAACGTCTCCGCGACTATAATAAAGATTTAACCCACTGGACCGGAACGCTCACAGAGTTCCAAGTTGCTTTGCACGACATAAACAATGGCCGAGCCGTTGGGATGTCGGGAAACCTTGAGTTCGTCCGTCGTGGGATGGCTACGATGGAGGAGGCTTTCCGCAGCAATACTCATGTCCGTCCGGTTCGTTCATTCGGTCAAGGCGGCGGGAAAATGTGGGAGATCAATCTGGATCCAAAGTATGATATTAGCAGGAACCAAGATAGCTTCGGAGATCTTCCATCTTCTTGAGCTTTGATATCGGGATGTGGTAACCATCCACACGGTAGGTGAACCCGTTACCCCCGTCGGGTTCACCTGCTTTTTTAAACTCGGAACGCCGCTTAAATGAATCTGTCTTAACCCAACCGATTAACCACAGTTTAGCCAACGAGTCGTGACAGCGGAGGAAAACAAACAGATCGTTTTCAAACATGTGAGTCCGTTTCATTTCGACCGAAGCAGAGTATTCCGGTTTTGGAATAGCGCGAGTCATTTTTGTTTTAACCTCAATTGAGACATTTGAATGTGTCATCAAGTCGTAGCTTTTAGTTGCGGGGATATCCTTATCGATAAACTCGCTGAGATATTTCTCTGTGGCGATCTCACCTAAGAATCCGCTCATCCTACCAGCACCTCTGGTGTATGAGTTCGCCAGAACACCCATCTGTTCGGAGCGGTCGGCGGCTATTTTGAAGTCCTCACCAGAAGGGCGGAACTCAATGAACTTCCCGCCAGCTACTGGCTTAAATTGATCAAGCATTTGACTTTGCGATACGTTTTAAAAATCCGTCCCATGCTGGAAAGAAGATCTCCTCCATACACCGAACAACTGGCTCCTGCTCATAGCGATCAGCGAAGCCAACGCCTGAAAGAAGCAACGCCGCCTCCATCAGTTCGTGCCGGATCGTAATCAGTTTGGCAGAATCCGGTATGGCGCGGCTGATCTCAATCGTCTTGAGATCATGCTTATACTGGCCATAAGTATCATCGAGATCGCAGAAAAGCAGGCGGACCCGCCTACCCGCTACCATGATTGTCTTTGGCCATTTGTTTTTCATCTGTTTAAGATACGCTGTGTAGGTCAACTGTAGCTTGATCTACCGCTCGTTTTCCCTTTCCATTTTTTAGGGCAGGAGTTTACTTCTACGTAGGTTGTATTCAACCGCGTCCGAAAAGTTATCCGGTTTTTCGGTGGCCATAGTAAGCGCAACTTCTTCCATGCGCGTAGCCACACCGGATTCTTTTTGTTTTGCTTCTCGATATTCCTTGTTGTCCAAATACTCTTTAGCTGCTCCCTGAAAATTTCCTTTCTTGAGCAAGGCCAATGCTTTGGGGGATCCGGTGATATCTCCACGATAAGCTCCGCTGATCAGTTGAGCCTGAAGTTTCGGGGAAAAGGAGTCGAACACTTCAGGTCCCAGTAGACGTTTGGTGAGGTCGATCTTTTTATTGATGTCGCCCAAAGCGATTTGTTTGGCTGTGTTCTCGTCGATTTTCTTTTTGTAAAACGGACTAGCTTTTAGATCCGCGTCAGTTCCCTTGCCAATCAGAGTGCCGATCCCGATAGTCCACTTATTTTTAGTATCCAAATACGGCTCTGGTTTGAAGTCTTCGTGCCTTTTGATTACTTTAAATGCGCTGTCAACGAGAGTTTTTCTGTCATACTCCGGCATCGGTTCTTCCTCGTCCGGCTTAAAGCCAAACTCGTCTCCATGCAATTCTTCTGGAGAAGGAACTCTTTTTGGTTTTACGAGAACAGGTGGCATGGGATTATTTCTTTGATACTTTAACTGCTCCGCTGTGTAGCTCCTTCTTCAGCTTGCCTTGTTCCTTTTCGGAGAGCGGGCTGACTTTGGAAAGCAAGTAAGCGACTTGTTTCTGTGATTTGGATTTGACTGGTTTCACGGTTTCTCTGCGGATAGCCAGCTAATGATTGCGTCTGCGTAGGCTCTGGCCAGCTCTTCGCGACGGGCGGAATAGAAAGCAGTCTCTTCAACATTGCTGCCGAAGTATGGTTCCAGAATAGCTGCCGGACAATGGGTCCGTTGTAGGAACGCAGAACCTCTGTCGCCGCTGCTGATGGCTTTAAGACCTCTGGACTTTCGCTCTGGAAAGAACTTCTTAAACGAAAAATGGAAACAGGACGCCAATCGGGCAGAGCGCCCAGCACGATGCCAATGGAGGAACTCATATCCGTTCGCCGTCGGACCAGCGGAATTAAAGTGCAGCTCGACAGCTACATCGGCGTTATACTCCCTAATCTGTTCAGCGATCCAGCTCATTGCACTGCTGTAGCCGGATCCGCTGTATTCGGACCAGACTTTCACGTCGTGCTTCGCGTCACGCAGAAGTTCCGCTGTGCGTTCTGCAAGCGGTTTGTTGAAGGCCCATTCAGAAACACCATCGGTATTTACCGCGCCCGTGTCTCCGAATCGGCTATGGCCAACACAAATGGCGATCTTTTTTGACATTGGCAAATACCTTTCGGTGAGGACTACTTATCGTCCTTTGCTTTAATCAAGCCAACGCCAGCCGTAATAGCGGCAAACGCTCCGACAATATCTGGCGTTCCCCCCTTAAGGATTTGGATGCCGACGTTTGAAACGGTGGCGACAACAGTTAGGATTCCGAGTGCGGTGGTTTTCATGGGTATTGGGTGATACAGGTTATTGTTTTTCCTTGGTCCGCCATTTCGTAATGAGCTGGCTCACCATATTGTATAGAGAAATAAAGCTGATCGCAAGCAGGATTACGCTACCACTGAACCGCACCCACCAATCCAGTTGCTCCTGAAACGAAGTGATAACGGCCAGTAAGGAAGCCATCGCGCCAGTGACTCCGTTTGCGTAGGACCACATAGGGGATTGTGAAAGGTTGGATGTTAAGTGGTCGTGTAACATATTGGTTAATACATGTTGGAAGGAGCCCCGTTTCCGGAATAGGGGTCGATGGTAAAGACTTGTCTGGCCCCGCCTCTTGAAGAGTCTTTCTCCTCTTCCAGTAGCTGGCGGCAGACCTGCCAGTGGTATCCGCTTCGCTCGATGTCGGCGTTGTCCTCAGCGGTTGTGGCCAGAATCGCGCACTTGATCGCATTCACGTTCCCCAAATAAACGATGTCGGTCTCCTCCATCAGCGGGACAAACGCCCGTTTCAGGAGCAGGAAGACCTTCTGAGTCCCCCCATTGGATGGAGTGCTTGTGCGGTAGCGGCGGTAGCGGGCGACAAAATCACCACGTCCTTCCGCCAGTTTGTAGATACTAGTCTGTGTATCCGTGTCGATAGCCTCAAGACGGACCTTAACAGGAACGCCTTGAAACCGGATTTCCGTGATTTTTCGGATGTCGGAGTAGGGCATCGCCATCTCATCGAAACCATTGATCTCGAACAGATAGTTGCCTTTGACGCCGTTTTCCCGCTCGTATTCCACATAAACGGAGCCGTCGTTCGGCAAAAGCGTGTCGGGCGAAACCGGAACCAGACGGACCATATGTCCGGCGTCGTTGGGAATAACTTCCATAGCAGGCCCGTATCCGTCGTCCACGATCCCGAAGATCGGGTAGGCGCTGTAGCTATTGGGAATCCCACCTACTTTGTAGTCGTGCCACTGAGCCCACAGATTCTTCGGTGTCCCGTCTACCGTGGCGCACATGATGGATTCGGCTTCGGCTGGCAGGGAGAAATAGCCGTTGCTGGTCGTGATCTCCAGCTCGTAGCAGAGATCTTTCCAGTAACCCATAGCGTAGAGCCGTGGCAGGATCAGGTTCAGGACAGGCAAAAACCGCTGGTCAGGTGAACAGTAGCTCGATAACTGATCAGAGAGGGACTTTACGGTCATAGCTGGCATGGGAATATGCTACAGGAAAAAGGGTTCGGGGTCAAGGGTTAAGGAATCGGGTCGTTGACGATAGATCCAGCTGACTCACTATATACGGCAAGCCCGTCGGCATTCTCATAGGGCCAGAACTCAATCCCACTGACACTTAAAGACGACGGATATGGGGGGTCAAAACTGCTCCCCCCTCCAGTAGGGTCGTATCCGTCATAGCTGGTTTTAAATCCATACAGTTTGGATGTCCCCGATACCGGACCAAAGGTATAATTTACGGTAGTTTCGATATAGGTTACGGTTTCGGTGTATTCACTCGGTTCTCCCTCATTGTGTATTTTAGTGTGCGAATCACCTACTTCTGATAATGTAACACCGTCGAATTCAATTGCTTGCTTCGAAAGATCCATTTCAACATAAAAATTGCCGCCCCCATCATGGCCACCACGCCAAGAAAAAAGATTAAGGAATGTGTCTCCCGAAATATAATACTTGGATAGGTCATCCACGTCAGCTACTATGAACATTTCACCTGAACCGTTACCTATTGTATATGATGAATAAAAACCTTCAAAATTTGTCGATGTTCCGATGTCGTCTCCGACACCTTTGTATTTTGGCCGGAATAAATTTAACGGGATTTCTTCGTAGTTTTCCTCGTATTCTATGGCACTATTAGTTATTTCTGTATAACCGTCTACTGCATACGTTTTCAATACAGAATAAATATACAAGGCATCTTGTAGCGTGAACGGACCCAGTGAGTTTGTTCCGTCTCCTATTAAAAATCTTTTCTCATTCTGCCAGTAAGGTTCCCCGTGTGTCGATGGATTATACGCGTTTACCCATTCTGGAATACCGCTCGGCATGGTGTATTCAGGGTAAATTGAATTAACGTCTTCATCATGCTCTAACCACCCAACTATTTCGGGTCTAAACTCGCCAGCAAATCCAGTATAAGATCCGCCACCCTCTGGCGGTAGTTTCTTCCCTAAATAAACACCACAACTGATGTTACCAATATAGGGGGGATTCTCTTGAGAAGATTCAATAAGACCCCCAAAGGGGTTGTTTGCATAAAGCCCTAATGGCACGTCATGGGCTCTTCCGAACATATCAGATTTTGGATTGGTGTGTGGCGGCTACCTGTAAAATGTAAACAGGAACTCCATTATGGAAACTCACGGCAGTCCTAAAGGATGTTGTAACGGCTTGCCACGGAGTAAGTTTTTTCCCAACTTCTGATCCGCCTTCGCCAAGAAGAGGTTCCACAGTAATCTTCCCGATTAGAAGACGAAGTTTAGTTTGTTTTCCAGCTTCAAGGAAGACTTCATTAGTCTGGTCTTCATCGACTAATTCTATCGTGAACCCTTCGTCAGCTACTTTAAAAGGATCCGATGTAACACTAGCGGTAGCTACTACAAATTTAAAATCATTCGATGTCCCTGTAGGAAAATCGATGTCTTCATTAAGATTCGTTATTGGAAACGGACCACCGTTTGTTCCGTTAATAATACTGGAACTGTTGAATACTTTAAAAGATGGCTGTTCACCACTTCCGTAAGTTGAGTTTTTTACGGTTATCTTAAACGGATGGTTTCCGCCGCCGCCGCCGCCCATTACGTAACCAGATACAGATGGTTTTCCGAGATTGGATTTACTATCGCCGACTGTATTGTTGAATGACTGTTTTGAAAAAACCGTTTGTTCGGTCTGAGAATAATTCTTATCACGTATTCTTTCATTGGATCTCAAAGTATCCCGAATAAACTCATCCATGTTTATGTTTACGGCCATATTGTGTTTTATTTATGCAAATTGAGACGCATCAACTACAAGAGCAAAACACTTAACCCATCCCCATTTGAACGGTTCCGCTTTGGAGCTTATTATATAGTTGCCAGTTCTTGGGATATCTGTCGGGCTTGTTGCTGGCAAAGAGATCGGGGACACACCTACTGGAGCAGTAGCGGCATTTATTTTAGTTGCGGCAGTGTTGAAGTCTCCAGTGAGCCTTGCTTTGGCGGATGCGGTGGCGAGAATTGAAGAATAAGCTGACGCATTTAAAATTGTTATCGGACCGTGTAATGTTGGATTAATCGTGACTACATCAACTGATCTATCAATCGAGAAAGAACCGTCTTCTGTTTTAGTTCGAGAAGATCCCTCCACGCCATCTATAGTTACAAGTTTTTGTTCGGTTGCAGAAGCACTTGCTACTGCAGTTACTCTGGCTCCTCTCGTTATAATTGTATGCGCTGTCGGTTTGAATATAGGCCACGGTTGTGAACTAAAACCTGTTAAGGCATTGAGTCTCGACACTAATTCATTCTCAGATAATGAATTATTAACCGTCTTGGTGTAGAAGAAATGAGCTGTTGCCCTGATATCGCTGCCAAAAACATTTTGATATTCAATATTTAAATAAGGATTCGCGCTTTTAGCGGCGGAACCATTAGAAGACGCAGACGCTTGTAAGCTAAAGCCAGTCCCGCCATTTGCACTAATCGCTGATCCTTCTGAATCTCCGTCGGAGATCGAGTCGTCATCAGCCCAGATTACCGAAATCGACTTCAAAACAGTCGGCATCTGAATATCAGTTCTGGTGGGCATCGCAACGTGATACTTTTCCAACGCGTCTTCGGGAACTACTTCGGTGATCTTGAGGGATCGATCCTCATTAACAGCTTGGAAAGAAACATTTTCCTCATTAAAAGATGTTGGCGGCGGGACAAACTGCCGCTTACTGACAACTTGAGCGTTGATCAACGGATCCCATTCAGAGCTTTTGAGTTCCGGCCACGAATCAACTTCAATCGTTTCCCTGACAAAACTGCCGTCACCCAACGGTGTGGTCGTTGACTGGACGACATTAACTCCAGTGTCTACTTCAATTTCATCTTTTGAATACGTCTCAATTATGTTGGCGGGAGGACCGCCCTCCACATAAGCCCGCCTTCCGACAAGCGAGATGTCATCCTCCGGTTCTTCTCTGGAAATAATCTTTACGACTTTGATGTCCGGATTGATCTGGTCTTCGGAAACAGAAAGCTGGGAGCCAGTTAAAACGGGTTGAGCTGCGAGCCCCTCCACAATCTGCTCTGTCGATTTCTGCGGGATCGCGACCCTGAACTTTTCGGGAACAACGTCACCTTTTTGTGTGCTATACGAGATCTTATAGTCGAGAAAAGCCTTCTCGATATACGTATGCACTTCGGCAACGAACAGTGCGTTGAGTTCCTGATCCTGTATCGGTTGTTGTTGGCGGTCGAAAAAGACGTATTCGATATCGTCGAACTTACCTTCCGGCACGTCCATCATCGGCGTGGCGAACTCGATATCCATCGGCTGGAACTTGTCGCGCAACGTGACGTAGGAACGTTGAACAACGCGAAACTCACGCCCACCAGCATTTCCGACCACGTTACGGTAGCCGGAAGAGAAGTTGTAAAGATCCTGATTCTCACGCTCTGCGGCATAGAAGAACTCATAGATGCCGTCCCGCTCGATATCCACAGTCTTGACAAAGACCAACTTGTGGTCCGGCCACTTATTGGTATTGGGGTGCGGGGTTCCGTATTCGGGAATCTCGATACGGGTGCAGTCGCGCACTTCACTGAACAGGACATCGCCGATGATCGGCGTCGGATAAATGCGACGGTCCTGCCTGTATGGAGCTTGTGGTAGTTGGGATACGGCCATATTATGCGTTTACTGCTTTGATGACTGCGAAGGCGATTACGATGGCTTCTGATAAGTTATTAACACTTCCAGCTCCAGCGGAAGCATAAGTATTTTTCACATTAATAATTGCTGATCCGTTCGCGCATTGAGCGTTTAATAGATATACTCCAGCCGTCCCTCCGCCAATGTGGTTAAGAACCAGAACATCTCCAGCCTCTATTTTAGAATTTATCAAAGTAAATGAAACAACAGTATCAAAATTTAACGTAGCGTTGTTCATCGTAATCTGGCCGTTCGTTTTGTTCAACGTCACGTTAGTTGATTTACTTGTCAGCTGAGTAACAGCACCGCCAGATCCAGTGAGATATCCGATCTTTCCGGTTCCGTTTACAGTTCCATTTTCATAAAATCTCGGAGATACATAAGCCACTCCGGCTCCATTCGTCGGAGTAATAACATATCCGATACGGACTTTATAATCAGGAAATGACGGTTCGACTCCAACAAACGCACCAGCCGTTGTGGAAAGCCACAGTTCCTGTCCGGCAGTATATGCGGAAAGATTAAGCCCACGGACGAGACCATAAAGTGTGACGTATCCGTCTGATCCAGCAGATATGTCTTCGGTAGCTACGGCCAATGTTTTTCTGGAATCAAGAGAACTCGAAGACGCTTTGGATATCGCTGGCAGACCAGAATTTGATCCAGAGATATAGACAACGTCGCCATTTGTGATTGCCGTGCTCGCGTGGACCCGCATCAAGAGTTCCTGACCAACTTGCTGCGTGACGGCAGCACCAGTCATCTTGAGATCCAACGTCTTGTCGGTAGCGTTCCAACGGAGCTGTCCTTCAGTAAGCGCGGTTCCGGTATCGGGAGTCGTGTCAAAGGAAAGGGTTCCGATGCCGTCGGACCCGTAGCCAGTTCCACCGTTCGCTACTGGCAGAATTCCCGTAACATGTGTCGTAAGACCAACTTTTCCGTATGAGGGCGCGGCGTTAGTGCCGCCGGAAAGCAGCACGTTTCCGGTTGCAATATCCGTGAGTTTACCAATCGTTGTAGTGGTATTCGCGTAAAGCAAATCTCCTACAGCATATGAGCTTTGGCCAGTTCCGCCTTTATTAGCAGGAAGTGTTCCGGCCAAGGAACTAAAGTCAAAAGCCGTCCATGAAGGAGCAAGACCAGACCCGTTGGATTTCAGGACATATCCGGATGTTCCGGCGTCAAGCATGGTGGTAGCGCCGGAGCCGGATTGATAAGGAATGGATCCGGCAGAACCGCCAACGATGTTGGTGGCGGTAGTTGCTGTGTTTGCATTACCGGTCGTGCTTTGGTTTAGTGTTGGGAAATGCTCGGCCAGTGCGAGCATCGGCGTCCCATTAACCATTCTCAGGATACCAGTCCCCAATGTAGACAGCGTAACGTTGTTGATCTTCCCAACAGTAAGAACACCGCCGACATCTGTGACATCGCCAGTATGGGTAACGTTTGATACTTTGGCGGTATTGACGACGTGTTGGTCGTAAATGGCCGGACTCATCAGGCCGCTGGTGCTGGTAGAGGCTACAGGAATTGCATCACTGCCTCCGGTAAGGTGGGTGCTTGCGTGAGCGGACGGGATGCTGACTCCAGCGTCTGAGATGGTAAGGGTATAGGTATCTGATGGCATGGTATTAGCTGATTGGATCTACCGGTATTCCTTTGGTAATGTTGGCCCGCACCGTAACGGAGCCGTAGAGAAGGCGTTCCATAACGCCACCACGATTCATGAAGATGTCATACTCGTATTCTGCCGAGGGCTGCAGCAAAAGCGTGTTTGCCTCAGACAGATTAAACGACACTTGTCCGTTGTTGCCGTCGTTAAGAATAGTCGCCGTAAACGATACGATCTCTTTCTTTGTAACCGTCTCGCGGATATCCGCGTAAAACGCGTAAGGAGCGGCGGACGGAGGATCAAGATCAATAGGTTGGTTCAGTTGGTTCTGAATCGTCAGAACAAACTTATATTCCGCTGCGCGGTCTATTGTGATATCGTAGTTGGCGGCGAGCATTGTGGTTAGACAGATTTGTAGAAGATCGCGGTTCCAGTAATAACGCCAGTGCCTCCGGTAATCGGAGTGTCGATGCGAAGGCGAGCCGGATATGTGATTCCGGTCTGTGTGCCACTAAGGAGTGGAGCGTTGAGAAGGGTTGTGATTGTGCCATCAGTTACCCACTGCATGGCGCAGTATTGGCCAGCAGGAACGGTTCCGGCAGTCACGATTACAGCACCGCCGCGTCCGGCGTTTTGTTTAAGGATGGTGTCAGTCATAAGGGTGTTCTAGGGTTTAGGGTTGTTGTTCCGGCTCTGGCTCCGGTTCCGGTTCCGGCGGTGCGACATATTCAAACACCGTGCCGTTAAAAATAATATCAGAACGCCCCGCCTCGACCGGAGCGCGGCTGGAGAATCGCGGCACATTTAGCGCGTCCAGACTGGCGTTGACCTGCGTTGCCAATGCCGTGTTCGCGGCGAAGGTGGCGAGGGTGGCGGGGATGTCGGCGTTCAGCACGGCGAGCAAACGGTCGGTTGGGAGAGACCAGAACTGCTGATTGGTTGTGGCGAGCGTCGAAGCGAGATGGTGAGTTGCTTCTCCAGCTTGCAGGACAAGTTGTTCTTTGGCCGCGAGGTCAGATTCGGCTTGGGTGAGTGGGCGGATGATGCTCATATGGTTATTGGATTAAGCGATTTTTGTTAAGAACAGGAACGCGCCTCTGGCACACGTAACTGGATATGATGATCCAGCGTTTGACTTAAACTGTAAAGCCACATTTGTTTGTTGCGTCACCGTTAATATCCCACGCAGTTCGCGGGTGAAGACTAAATCTGTTGTATTGCTGTTCCGAATAAATTGTGTGCCGCTGCTGTCAATCAAGTGATCTTTAACCGCTACTCTTACAACATTTTCCAGAGTGGGGGTCGTTGGAGTGTTTATCAGGTGCGAAGAACTTGTCGATTTTGAGATATCCTCCGATCCGCTGAATCTCGCTGCGTTCTCAATACTGGCAGAAAGCCTAGCTGACATAGACAGGCTTGCCGAAGTTCTACTGAGCGCAATATAAGAATGGATCTGATAAGTTCCTACTGGCACATTAAACAATGTAAGACCGGACCAGCTGGTCCCGACTGAACCAAAGTCGGAGTATGACAACGCCCTTAAAACCTTACCGACGGAGTATCTTTCATCGCACGCCCCCATGTTAAGAATGTTATCCGCGCTTGCCGTCGAAGTGCTGCCGGAAGACACTATTTGTCCGCTGAAAGTCTGGGTTCCGCTGAACGTCTGCGTTCCGCTGGGTGGGTTGATCAGCGCGATAGTGCCGGAGGTGTTGGGGCCAGTCAGGTTGCCGAGACCGGTAGTGATGGAGCCGCCAGCGGTGGTGTTGATGTAGCCGCCGTTTTCGCTGGTGTCGATGTAGCCGCCGTTTTCGCTGGTGTCGATGTAGCCGCCGCCATTGTGGGTGTCGATGTAGCCGCCGTTTGCGCTGGTGTTGATGTAGCCGCCCGCGTCAGCGCCACCGGTGTTAATGTAACCAGCCGCGCTGGTGGATATACTGCCAGCTGTAGCGATATACGCGTTGTCTGAGGTCTGGATGTAACCGTCTGCTCCGGTTGTGATGTTGCCGTTGAAACCCGTGGCGATTGATCCGTTTTCGCCAACGGTTATGCCATACCCGCCCGCTATCGTTAGGGTCGCGCCGTTGGCGGGCGGGGTGATGGTGACGTTGTTGATGGTCGTGAACGACGGTGAGGAAGTGTTAACCCACGCGCCGTTATTGTAGAATAGCACCTGCCCCGTGGTTGGTGTGGTGATCTGGACATCGGACAGCTCGTCAAGTTCAGTGGCTCCGCCCCCACCTCCACCCTCCCCCGGTGGTCCGGCTGGTCCTTGTGCCCCAGCATTTAGGGTAAGCTGCAACTCAGCTTCCCCAATCGCGGATAGTTTATACTGGCTGTTGATCATTTTAGGTTGTTTGGATTTGTGGTCTTATCCTAATAAGGTAGGCGGTTTGAGAATTCGTTGGCGAGCGTAATAGTGTAACCTGTTTGGGAGATTCCAGCGTTAGCGTCAGAAAGCGAAATCATAGTGTTAATTAGTGTTTCCCATGTAATTGTCACACCATCGTGGACTACTGGATAGAAATCAGCACCGACGCCGCCGCCCCCCACGAATCCTGCAAACAAAAGTTCATTCTGGTAGCCATAAAATTTCGGCATACCACTGTCCCCGCCCCAGCAATAATAGCCAACCTTTGGGTCACTACTCCAAGGAAAACAACACATCGAACGGTGACGTCGGGGGTAGTTTGAAGGCGGATAATAGCCTTCAGGGTAGTATCTAGCCTGCTCTCCAAATTCATTTGGGGTAGGGGAGTCTAGCTCGATGCTTTGTGATACGAACAGAGCGTCCCATGTCCCGTAACTTTGATTAGAAATATGGAATCTTCGGTCGTCGGGGATACAACGTATTGGTATCACTGCTGCTGGAAGATCCGCGTTGAGAGTAAGTATGTTTACATCGCCTGAATACGCGACCCCTCCAATATTGACAGTGCTTGGTCCTCCGCAATATTTGAAACCAATTACAGTGCGGTCGTAGGTTTCACCATCGGTTCCAACAAAGCGGAACTTAGTTGGGTAGTTTACAGTGCCTGTTTGTAAACCTCCATGCGAACAAATCACATGTCGTGGGGTGACAAGCGTGACACCACGCTTGCTGCCCCATCCTTGATTTGGAACAGAGTTGCCGGGATACGGCCACTCGTTAGCCACGGATACGGCGGTCAGGCTGTCGCGAAACGCATATACCCACGAAGACGGATTGAACACATACTTCTTAGACGCGCCGGGAGCGCGTTCCTGATGAAATCGGTTCTTGTCTGCCTTGAGCCAACCTGTTGCGTAGCACGGAACATCGGGGTCATCCAGATAGCGTAACATTGCTGACTCGCCTCCGGTAGTGGCCTTATGGTATGGCCTGAGCCACCGCGTAAAAGACCGCCGCTTGTTCTTGCGAGCGATTGAAGAAGTGGCAGGAAGGAAGGACATTGTATTAGGCGAGTCGGAGCCAAACGTTTGGTGAGACACACTGGAAAGCATAGGGCTCATAAGCGTATGTAGTCCACGGGAGAGTTCCTTCAATGCTTCCACCACTGGCGGAAACCGTCAGCAGTTCGATATCCTTGTCCGAAACAAAGGTTACAACCTGACCAACCCGTGAGTTGGTGGCGGAGGGGAGAACCAGTCCGATACTATCTACCGGACTGGTTGAGGAAGATTTAAGGTAAATGGTTTCGTCTAAATAAGCGGTTCCATATAGAGTTGATCCAGTGGGTGCGGTAGAGATTGTCACAATCCCCGCTGATGGTCCGGCTGGTCCTTGCGCTCCAGCGTTCAGGGTGAGCTGTAATTTAGCTCCCCCAGCTACAGATCGTTTGTTTAGACTATTGGACATTAGCGGATCTTTTGTGTGGACTACCGGACATTAGACGTTGCTGATGTTACTTATGGCATCAACCGTGCCGTATAGGAGCTTTGTTACCGTGCCGAGAGAATCGGTCCAGAAGAAGTCCCACTTATATTGTCTGGAGGGACTAAGTAGTTTTGTCTGGTCGTCGGTTAAGACAAACTTGAGCGTTCCGTCGCCTACGTAAGTAATCGTAAAGGCGGCAACAAGTGGCTTCTTGTGCTCTTCACGGATCTCCGCAATGAAGGACGAACCAGTGAAATTGATTGGGTCGTCGAAGGCATTTAAGACCCGCAGCGTAAAACTGAGGTCTTCACCGCAAGCAATAGAAAGATCACAGTTGGCCGCTGACATCGTCAGCAAATATACTTATTTGCCAGCTGTATGTCAAGACTTAACGCTTGGGGCGTCCTCCGAGTGCTTGCTCGATGGCAAGCATGAACCCGCCGCCTTCTTCGCCGCCGCCTTTGCCCATCTTGCCGCAGCCGCATTTGGCTTTATCGCCGCCGCACTGCTCGCACATTTCGCCTTCTTCCATCTCGCCTTCCTCTTCCATCTCGCCTTCCTCTTCCATCTCGCCTTCCTCTTCCATCTCGCCTTCGGCTTCGGCTTCGGCGATGGGGACTCCGGCTACGGATACAGGCATCAACATGCCGTCCACAACGAGGAATTCGACTTCAGCGGTAAAGGGTTCCGATTCCGCGTTTTTTGGCAGTTTCAGACCGTCAGGAAGGGGGATAAGGCTTTTCATTTAAGTGTGCGGTAGAAGTCTAGTGCGATTTTCGTGTCAGACTTTTCGAGTCGGGACGGGTCCGATTGGACGAAGGAAGAGAGCTTGGACATATACTCCTTGTCCTTTTTCGATTTGGGGTCGAAGTCCGTTCCGGTCGCTTTACGGAAAAGGCTGGACATGCGGTTTTCGTCAACCGTTGGTTTGGGAGGCTCAATTTTTTCTGTAAAAGCAGCTGGCGTTCCCTCATCACCACCGCCTACGGGGGTGAATTGTTTTCCGCTGAACATACCCGAAAGTGACGTTTCGGATTCTTGTGGCTCGTCGGTTTCCCGCAGCATCGAGTCAAGCTTTACCGGAGCTTCGGGTTTGGCTGGCTCAGCGGGTTTGGCTGGCTCGGCGGGTTTGGCTGGCTCAGCGGGTTTGGCGGGCTCAGCGGGTTTGGCTGGCTCAGCGGGTTTGGCTGGCTCAGGAGAAGGAGTGGATGAGGTAGCTGGAGCCTCTTCCATCGGGAAACCGCCTTTATCGTAAACAACTGGTTGAGGCACGGGCGCGTTCTTATACCTTTCTCTTTCAGATTTATATCCAGTAAGGATGGCCTCCCTGCCACGCGGTGAAATTTTACTAAACTGATCTGTGATGAATTCCGCATTACCTCCAGCATCGTTCAGTTGTTGAGCGAATTTACCCGCCGTTTCGAATTCTCCTCTATTAATAGCATTAGCCATATTGGAGGCAGCTTCCATCCGCGCAACCCGCCGTTCTATGGCGTCCTGCGTGGATAAATCGCTACCGTCGTTGCCGACACCGCTCTCAAGCATACGCTGAACTGTATCGACGTCATATTTCTTTGAGCGTAAATTCTTAGCATTTGCTTTTGCCCCAGATGCATATCGATCTTTTTGGTTTACACCACGATATACGCTGCTTGCAGGGGTGCGTTCTGCTGCGCTAAGATTTTGCAAAAACTCAACAACTTCGCTTCGGCCAGCCATAATAATAATAATAATAAAGGATTAGTGTTGTGGCAAACTAAATCAGGAGAACCTGAACCCTACACTTTTCACGGTGCGGGGTTCAGGGTTGGGGGTTTAAGCGAGGGTGATACCAAAAGCAAAAGCGAGATCATTTACCGTGATGGTTTTGACTTTACGCTGGCTTGAATCGTAGATTTGGATCAGATCCAGTTTACTAAGCTGAGCTTCAGTTGGGGAAGCTGTTCCACCGGTAAGGCTGGAAGAAGATACAAGTTTAGCAGATGCAAGTTTTGCGATAGTTGGCGCGTCGTCGAGCGTGGGCATTATCGTATTGGGGAAGTGCTAAGGGGTTCCCGTTATGGGAACCCCTTAGCGGATTAATTAGGCAGCGGGAGTAGTGCTGGTGCGATCAAAGATGATCGCGTAGCCGAACTCGGTCTTGATCGGTTTTGACGCGCTGGCAAGGATGCCACGGAAGAAACCATTCGTGCCGTCGGGGTTGGCGGCTTCGCTGAGGATGTTGGTCCACTTGAAGTCACCGCGATAGTTGACGGGATTGAAGGTCAGACCGTTCGAGCCAGACATCGGGTTCGGGATCTGCGACTCCATCACTTGCGGGTGGATGATGTAGGCAGCTTCAAACTTAGCAATGTCATACTCAGAGTTGTAGCTGGTCACGCCGTTGGTAACGGTATAAGGCTGAACACGGGTGAGGGTTCCGGACACATCTTTGAAACGTGGTGCAAGATCATCAACCAGATGGTAGAAACCACGGAAGGACTTCTCGACGCCGAGCGGAGCGATGAGATCCGAGACTTTGGCGTTGTTGTAACGCACGTCGTCACGGAAACCAGCTTCGGTTTGCAGCGAGTAGGAAGCCTCAGAGCTGAGGACAAGCGCGAAGACCGGACGACCGTTTTCCTTGCCATACGATTCAGCGGCAGCGCCTTTACGCACAAGCTGGAAATACAGCGAGTCGAGGATCTTGTTGCTGATGTTAGCGGAAGCGTTGGTAACTGCGTCGGCAGCTGCGAGAAGAGTCGTGCCTTCTTTTGTGGCTACAGTAGTTGTGCCTGTGCTGGCACAGACAACCATGTTTCCACAGAGGCGGTCATACTCGTCACGATAACGGTTTTCCCAAGTGTAGCGGCTCGACTCAGTGAGGAGATCGAGAACAGCGCGGAGTTGCTCTTGACGATGCGCGGCGAAGCGGAGGTCTTCCAGCGAGATGCGCGGCGACTCGATAACAGCACGGCTGATGCTATACGGCTTAAGTTGCTTGCTGAACTGGACAAATGAACGCTTGTCTAGTGTGCCTGTGCCACGTCCGCCTTGGACGTTGTCAGCAGCGTCTTTGAGGGGCTGGTTGAGGTCCGAAGTGTTGAACGCGTTGTTGGCAGTGTTGACAGTTCCAAGATCGGACCATGTGACGCCAACGTTACTACCAGCAGTGTCAATAGTCGGGATAGCGCGGTCATAGACCAGAGTCGTCAATTGATAGCCCATGCCTTCAGGGAAGGCGGACTGCTTAACGAGATCCATCCACGGCGAAGTGTGGAGGGTGCGCTTGTAGATGTCCTGACCGATGCGGTTAGCTTCCTCGGCGAGGATGGTGTTGATTGCGTCGGTTCCGGTGGAACCAAGATCGAATGCGGGCATAGTATTAAAAAGTTGGGGTTGAAAAAGGGGTTGGTTTGGTTTGCCTTACTTCCGACTGATCATATTAGAACTGTTTTGTGGCACAGAGCGGGCCGATCAATCTTTGGCGCAGCGGTTTTTTTGTAGGTGCACAGACCCTTAATCCCGAATCCTTATAGAACTGCTTAATGGCCAGAGCAACCGTCGGAATCGTTGTCGCGAGTAATATACGAAAAAAGGGGGTTGGTGTCAACCCCCTTTTTAACATTGTTGTATAGTCGTTTAACAATCACCCGCCGAAGGCTCGATCGATGGCGTCGATAAAGTTTCCTTCACCGCCAAATCGTTTGGAACCGCTGTTGGAAGAGCCGGACATTTTCGGCTCGGCGTTTTCATACTCAGCCAATTTATCGGTCAATGATTCGATCTCTTTGCGGAGCCCAACGTATTCACGCACAATGGTTGGAAGCAGCTGCGCGGAGACAGCGTTGTAGGCAAAGTCAACGGGATGGATCACTGTCGGATCGACCGAAGCCGCTTTGCTTTGGATCGCGTTGATGTCGATTCCGTCGATCGTCTTGATGAACGGAAGTTTCTCCGCGACACGTTCCACGACATTTCGCGTCACGTTCTGGCGCAACTGCACACGTTCGGCAAGTTCCTGTTTCTGGCGGGTTTCTTCCAGAAAGGCAGCTTCTTTTGCGGCTTCTTCCACATTGTCGAAGAGTGTCTTGCGACGTTCCAGAATAGGGTTAATCTCCTCGATAATGCGGTAGATACGGGCCTTGTCACGGTCAGACGCGTGGGGGAGGATTTCCGACAGGCGTTCGTCCTGCTGGTCCGCGTTATCCAACGCGAGCACGTCGATCAAGGCGTTAGCGTCAATCTCGTATTTATCGGCGATCTGGTCGGCCTGTTCCATCAGAGAAGCCAGCGGCTTGGTAACGGCTTCCTGATAAGCGGTGGTCTGCTCAAGATTAGTGAACATCCGCTCCTGCTCATACTCAGCGATTCGGCTCTGGAGCTGCTCGATGTCTTTGTTTTCCGCGATCGCGGAGAGTTCCTGCAACTTAGCCTCTTGCTCTTTAGAGAGTTGACGGAGTTGGTCGAGTTCGGAACGGCTTCCTTTTAGCTCCTCCTTCAGCTGCTTGAAACGGTTAGCCGCCTTCGGGGTCCAGTCAACCTCTTCGGTAAGCTGCTCAAGAGGATCTTCTTCGGTCGGTTCCGACAGGTCATCGTTTCGTGGTTCCTGAGGTTCCGGAGCAGTTGGCTCATGGTTTTGGTCTTCGGATACAGAGTCGAGTTTCGCGAACGCGGCGTCGAGCGCGTCGGCAAAGGACGAAGGCGCGGTATCGGGGAGCTGCTCCACTGCTGGAGTTTCCGTTACGGATTCGGCGTTATGTGAGTCCATTCAGTATTGGTGGTTTGTGTTCTGGTGGTGGGGAGTTTGGTGAGTTTGAAGAGATCGTTAAACGCGTCACGGTATCCGGCATACCAAGCAAGACGAAGGTTGTTGTCGTCCGTATTGGATAAGGTAGCGTGTGTCGGTCCTGAGATCTCTTTCAAGATTGCGACCGCTGTTTGGAACGATTCAGAATCGAGTATTTGCCTCAACTCTTCAACCGCTTTAATGTCGTGGAACCACCGATCCAACGGGATCGGCAGTTGTATTTTCTTTGTTGCCATATTTTATTGCTCCTCTTGAGGAGGACTCATTTTTCTAAATTCGAGCGCGGCTTTGGAGTCACGGATCGCGACGTCTTGATCAGCTTTGCGCTGGCGGATTTGAAAGTCAAGCTCTGCTTTCTGTCGGGCCATGTCCATCTTCATCTGATGTTCCTGCATCTTGAGATCCATCGGAGACGGCATCTGCTGTTGCGGCATCTCTTGGCCCTCTGCCGCCATCTGCTGTTGCGCCTCAGCCTGTTCCCGCTGCATCTTCTGGAGGGCCTTATTCGTGTTATTGATAGCCTCCTCAGCGTATTGCATGACCTGTTTGGCTTGGCTGACCAGAGATTGAAGTGTCGGGTCTCCAGCGGCAAACTGGAGCGTCTCGCCGATATGCTGGTAGAATGCTTGCAGCATCGGCAGCGCCTGTTGTGGATCTGCCTGTCCGACGTTGAGCTGCTCGATGATTTGTCCAAGGACTGGAAGATGAGTCTGCAGGTGCATCCCGTGAAACTCGTTCGGAACGACTGGAACTGGCTGTCCGGCTTGGAGCTGCTGGTTCTCGAAGTAGGCGATCTTGAGATCAACGGTCGGGCGTTCTTCGACATTAACCGGAACGTAACGGTCCGCCAGATCATGCCCGACGCGTGTGCTGACGATGTCGCGAGTCAAGTTCCGGCGACCGACTTCGTCGAAGGATCCAGCCATCGCCTGCATCTCGCGGAGAGCGACGAGTCTGTTGGCGTGGCTGCCGTTTCCGATAGAGCGGACAGCTTTGGTCTTGCTGATATCGAGCTTCTTGATGAAGTCGGCCTCCACCCCACGGTCGGCGCAACGCTTGTAGAATTCCTTAATAACCGCGTCCGGCCTCTTGTTCTCTACAATGCGACGGACCACCTCACGCATGAGTCGGGTCCAAGCCGCATAGAACAAGTTCAAACTCGCACCTGAAAGTCGAGTTGCGACATCCATGTCCGCAACGACTTGCATCTGGTTCCTATACGGAGACGACTGGTTCGCGCCGTATGTGGAAACGGTATCGGTGTTGAGCTGGAGCTGTCCGGTCAGATCCTGCAACGCAGGCATCACCGCTTGCGAAAGGTTCGGGATCGCCTTCTCGACGATCTTCACGTTCGGCGACACAATGGCATACGCACCGTAATAGGTGAACTGCAACTCATCCAGAGCGCGTTGCGATTCCGGCTGTAGCATGACAGCGGAACTAAGCATAGCGCCGTCGATCATCTGGCAACGGAGACGGTTGCTAGTCTGGATGTGGTTGAAGATGCGTTGGCCCAAACCACGTATGGAGTGGTAGGTTCCGTTGGAACCAACGCCGTATGTAAACATGACATACGCCTGTTCAGGCGCGGAGTAGCGTGAAAGTTTCTTGTAACAAAAGTCTTTAGGGCTGTCTTCGGCGCAGATGAAGTGCGACACCGAACCGTCCATTTCACGGACCAGAAAGTGGAGGACGGAGACTGTCGGATTCTGAAGTCCGGTGTAAAGATCGTTGTTCTTGAGTTCCTGCTGGATAGCTTCCCAATCGGTGTAGAGCGATCCGCCTTCCGAGTAGCGGCGTCCGGTTGTTTTAGCGTTTTTAAGAATGATGCGCTTCACTTCGTCAGGATTCCATCCGACTTTAGAAGCCACGTCTTCGTTGCGAATAAACGCGAAGAGTTCGTGGAGAAGATACTCGCGGCGAATCACGGCCACATCGACTGCGTTTTCGCTCGACGGGGTCTGCCGTGGAATGAGGATATCAGCGAAACTGCCGACACGGAAACGCCATTCGTCAGGGTTATCGAAGTATGCGACCCCGACTCCGTGTTTGATGAAGGTGGTGCAGAGCCTCAGGTAGCTGCTGTGAAACTCCGGCCAGTTGCGGAGCATATTGGTGATCTCGTCGGCAACAATGTCTTCCTTGTATCCGATCTGGCTTTTCTCGCCGACGGTTCCACGAACATCTACAAGTCTCTCCAAAGAGCTGTAGAGATCGACGTATGCGGAAAGGGCGATGTCCAGAAGGCGCTGGGCGTCACCGAAGTTCAAGTTGGTCTTGAGTTGTTGCCCGCTAGACGCGAGCTTGGCCGAGTCGTAAGGAGCCGCGCCGTCGAACATCGAGTCGATCCGTGCGCGGGTCACTGAGGACTTCTCATCACCACGGCGCAGCCAGTTGAAGATGGACAGCGCGGACTGAACATCCTTAAGTCTTGTCTCAACTGGTTTGCCTTTTTCGTCCAATGCTTCGAGAGCAAGTCCGTCGATATCAAGATGCATGGCTGACATTCGCGGGGATAGTAGGCGTTGTGGAAAAAATGTCAAGACATTATTCGTCTTCGTTAAAGCGTGTGTCGTCGCCCCATACTTGGCGAACGAATCTAGCCAAACGGATCTGGTATCGGGTTCCGTTCGGTCGGCGTATCGAGATATAGCGTTTGCCGGACGGGCCGTGCAGGAAGTCAGGCACGATGTAAATACGGTTAGCGTGTATGCCGGACTTGGAGTTACGCAAGCAGTAGACGTCTCCGTAATCTGTAACGGCGTAGTCTGTGTATTCGGGATGCGCCTTCGCGCCTTCTTTTCCGAAGATGTATTCGGTCGTCATCAGGTCACGGTCTGGATCGGCGAGCTTCTCCAGATTCACGCGGCGGCGGATCCCGTCGTCGCACACGACTTGGCCGAACACGCCGTTATCGGTTCGGCGAACACGGAGGCGTTTCCCGTCCCTATACAAACGGTTGTCGGAGTCGATCGTGTATTTCGTAGCTGTTTTCGGTATAGGCATGGGGCGAGGATAGTATCGGCGGACTCGACGTCAAGTTTTTTTCTTAGTAGAGAAAATAATTTTTAAGGTCGAAAATCGACCCGCCGAATGGCTGTCAATTTATTTTCTCCCTTAGATATAAAAACTTTTCTATAACTACTATAAACAGTTTGCTCTATAGAGCAAACTGTTTATCATCATTATAGAAAGTTTTTGAAGTGGGGGGTGGCTACACCCGATCCCCAATCTCCGATCCCGTATCCTGTATCCAGAATCCGTTAAGCTGTAAGGCGTTATGGCGATAATGGCGTCGTGAACGTGGGGCTGATAAACGCAAATAAGTTGCGATAATGGGCTAAAAATAAAGTAAAAAGATTAATTTTCACTTATGGGCAAATTAAACAGTTTGTGCTCTGAGGGTCAAAAAAAGGCCCAAAAAAGGGCTCTTATGAAACAATTCGACATGTTACATAAGCAGGATACTTAAAAAAGAAACAAACTAGATAGTGGAGCCTTTTTCTCTAACCGATTCCTGAATCTTGACTCACGGTTCGGGTCACACGAATCGGGGTTCGGGTCAGCCCTTTGCCGCCCAAATCAGTCCGGCATTCGCCGTCGCGTAGGACAGCCAGACCAGAGCCCACGCCGTCTCGCCCCTTACCGCATACGATACACCTACCGCCGCGTAGAGGATCATCGCGAGACCGACGACTATCTGTTCAAAGCTCATTAGGCTACACCGTCTCCCTTCACTACACTCCGAGAGTGTATCGTTGATTCCCGTTTCCTTTTTCGTTGTTCCTTGATCCGCTCTTTGTTCGCCTCGTAATACCGCTTGTTATACTCACGCATCGCTTCCCGTTCTTCAGGCTCTAGGAAATCGCGCACTTCACGCTTTCTGACGATGATGTGTTTGTTCTTCGCGTAGTATGCCCGCTGGTATGTGATGCGTGCCTCCTTGTTTTTCCTGTAATACTCTTGTTTTTTGGCGTTTGGCATGCCCGACGGTAGCCGAAAGCCAGCTATTGTCAAATTTTTTCCCACGCACGCATATATAGAACTGTATACTCCACAAAAAACTGGTCTCCCTCCGGTGGCGTCTCGGCTCAACTTGTTACAATATAGAATAATGCGGAATTGATCGACCCTTGATCATCAATCACTTATGGCTTTTCACTGGTCAAACGGCCACCATTCCACCGTTTCGGCCAAGGTTCCGGCCTCCTGATTCCGGAATCCGGCTCCAAGGATCAGGGCACATGGTGATGGTCGCCGGAATCGGTGGCGGTGACGGTGGCGATGGATTCCCTGTCTCCTGTCTCCTGTCTCCTGTCTCCTGTCTCCTGTCTCCTGTCTCCTGTCTCCTGTCTCCTGTCTCCTGTCTCCTGTCTCCTGTCTCCTGTCTCCTGTCTCCTGTCTCCTGTTCCCTGTTCCCACTAGTGCGGCCCGCACTAGTCGGCGGCCAGCCGCTTTCCCTTGATTTAATTGGAAAAGAAACCAGTTGGACAAGCTGTCCTGCAATGGGGAAGTGTAGGCGGTGAATGCCCCGCCATACCACTGAAAACAAACCATCAAACCACTGAAACCATGAATACCGATAACTACACCGCCGCCCAAACCGCCGCCATTGAATCCGCCGCCGCCGCGATCACTGAAGCCGCCACCGCTTCACTTATCGCCATCGTTAAGGCTAAAGCGTCAATTGCCGCCGTGATCCGTGAGCAGGTCGCCGTCCTCTCGAAGGCGAAGATCGCCGACAAGGACATCGCCGCCATCGTGCGGGAAGCCGTTGGTGAAGCCTGCGTTCCAAGCACCATCAGCCGCACGCTCACCGAATGCGGCATCCGGCTTCGCGGCAAACGCAGCGATGCTGGCCACCTGAAAAGCGCGGATGCTTTGCTCACCGCCGCTCTTGAAGCCAAGCCCGCAAAGGCAAAGCCGCCAGTCGATGAAGACGGCGATGGCAATGGCGATGGCGATGGCGATGGCGATGGCGATGGCGATGGCGGCGGCCATACCGCCGAAACCCTCGCGGCCCTCCTTCAGTCGATCGATCCGGAAATCGTCGCTGATGCGCTCGAACTCGCCGGACTGGCCGACATTCTCGGCTGAACATCCTCCAAGCCACTAGTGCAACCTGCACTAGTGGCCTCTGAAACCAAACTGAAACATCTAACATGAAAACCGCAACACGCCTTACGATCTCCGATATTTCCGGAGCGAGAATCACGATTCCAGCAGGAACCCGCACGGCTCCGGCTTACAACATCCCAACGCCCACCAGCGGCAAGCGTCACCGCTGGGTGGTCATGGGCCGATGGGCCACGCCGCAGCAGAAGCGGCAATGGAAATTTGGCATCCTGCTGACTCATGATGAGGTCAAGGGCTTTGGCCTCACCCGCTAGTGCGGCCCGCACTAGTGGCCACAATCAACCCTTTCAATAGAATAACGTCATGACCAACACCATTCAAAACAACCTCGAAAACATGCGCCAAAAGATACGCGAAACCCTCAAGAATGGAACCGTCACAAACGTGGGAACCTTTACCCACTGGGACGAGTCGGGCGCTGCCCATTTCATCACTGCGAACGGACGCAAGGGATGGACTGGGCGCAATGCCCTGCATCTGATCCAAGTCCGCTGACACACCTCACCCGCTAGTGCGGCCCGCACTAGTGGCGAACCTAACAGAAAGAAACCAAAATGAAAATTGACCATCATATTTTGCAAGACAGCCGATCCGGTTTATACTATAACCGCGATCTCGGCGGCTTCAGTGAAGCCGAGGCGTCCAAGGCGACCCGTTTCGAGAACGCCGCGCAAGTCGCCTTCATTCAGGCCCACTTCGCCCGCCCCGAGTTCATCGTCGCCGTGCCTGCCATTGACGCGCCGCCATCGCCGGAGAACGCCGGATCGAACCCCCATCTCAACGGGACTGCGCGGATCATCCGGCATCCTCAACGCCGCTGGGACGAGAAGCGTTACACGTTCGGCGAGTGGAGCATCCGGTGCTACCTCTGGAACCAGAACAAAGGTGCTCACCCATACCTTCGCTCAACCCGCCGCGACTATGTTCCCCTGTGGGAGGCATACCGCGCCGATACGAAAGAAGGGTTCTTTTGTGTAGATGGCGGCATCAAAAAGGCGGTGCGGTTCCTCACTCGCCATGAGATGAAGCGTCATGGAATCGTCAGCTGATCTCACCATCCAAGCCGTTAGTGCGGACCGCACTAACGGAAAAAGAATCCCAGAAAATAACATTGACGGCACGCCGCCCGCCAGTAAAGTGGCGGCTCACCGTTTGACTTAACCAACTCCAACACAGAAACAAAAACATGAA